CCTGACTTCATGCAGATCGTCGCACCTAACCGCATGAGGGAAAATTCAAATGGCACTTTCTACCACCCAAAGTATTTGGCGTTCGGGCGGCGGCGATCAAACTCGCACCGCGTACTGTGGCTCCGGCTTGATGGCCGCTGAGTTTTACATTGCTAACGCCGCAGCTACTGGCGCTAACGTTGTTGTATCTTCTGCTGCTGGCGCTCCTAATCTCATTCTGCCTGCGGGCGCAGTTGTCGTATCTGTTGCTATCAACGATGCAGGCACTGGTACAGTTAACCTTGGCACCACTGGTTACACTTCTGGCACCACTGCCGGCACGCTTGCACTTGCTTTGAGCGCTGCTGCTGGTACGACTTCGATCGGTTCAGTTGTGACTGGTACGCCAACCACTTCGATGGCGTATGTCACATCGTCTGACAATACTTCTGGATCTGGCACCATTGGTGGCTATCTGATTTATTTTGTGCAAGATCCGCTGACCGGTCAGCAGAACGTCTAATAAGGAGGCATCACCATGATGCAAACAGACGTTAAGTCAGCACATTTAACGACATCAGGTACTGCTTTTAATGGTAGAACACGTCTAAAAAGCGTGTCTTACCGAGGTAATGCTTCTGATGGGTTTATTAAATTTCGTGATGGCGGTTCCGGTGGCTCAGTTCTTTGTGAGCTTGATGTAGGTACTAGCGATTCGTTTACTATTTACGTGTTGATTCCCGGTGAGGGCGTATTATTTCAAACAAGTCTATACGTAGAACTATCTAACGTAAGTGCAACAACGGTGTTTCATGGCTAAGTCTCCGGCATGGCAGAGGAAAGAGGGAAAGAATCCCAAAGGTGGATTGAACGCCAAGGGACGTGCCTCCGCGAAAGCGCAAGGCATGAACTTGAAACCTCCCCAGCCGGAAGGCGGCTCAAGGAAAAAGTCGTTCTGCGCCAGGATGTCAGGTTTAAAGAAAAAGCTGACTTCTTCAAAGACCGCGAACGATCCGAATAGCCGGGTTAACAAATCATTGAGAGCTTGGAAGTGTTGAGCATGGAAATGGCATATGTTTGGACTGGCGGCCTGACGCTGTTCACCGGTCTTTTTGCTTACATTGCGCATGAGAAGTTCTCAGAGCTAGCGCGTATCACGATTCTTTTGAACAGAACTCGTGAGGAGATTGCTCGTGATAACGTGACCAAGGCAGAAGTAGACCGTATCACTGACCATATTGATCAAAGATTCAACCGACTTGAGACAAAGATAGATCAGTTGATTGAGTCGCAGCGGAGGGTGTTATGAAACACAAAGTAAAACGCTACAACGGCGCGGAAACTTCGGTTGTTGAAGAACCAAGTATTGAGCGGGAGTCTGATTCAGAGCGTAGCCAACGCGAATTACAAGGATTAAAAGCTGCTTATGTTGGCGCAGGCTCACCTACCGTAAAACGTCGAGAGATAACGAGCTACATTGTTAAAGGTGATGATTCCGAAGAGCCTACATCTAAAACGTTCAAGCAAGCATTTGCTTCTGCTCGCCGATCTGGTGATAAAACGTTTGAGTTTGGCGGCAAGCGATATACAACTGAATTGGCATCGGGCAAAGGTAGCCGTTCATCCAAATACGATGATGTTGTTAAGTCATCTGACCTTGGCTCCCAAGATTTTTCTTCTAGGTCGAGCTCGAAAAAAGAAGACCGCTCTCCAAGTTCGGCAATCCCGATAGCACTTGGTGGAGCTGGTGCCGCGGCAGCAGCAGCCAAAATGGCCATGAGCAAGCGCGGCGAGGGCAAGAAAGATTCATTGGCAGAGCGTGTAAAGGCCCGTGAGGGTAAAAGCCAATCTGGCAGCACCGTGGGTAAGATGCCTGGTACCAGCCTAAACGATCCATATGCTATGACTCTGGGTGGGGATTTAGACCCTAAGCGCACTCTGCGTGGTAACAAGCGTATGGGTATGGATAGCAAAGACACCGAGTTTAAGCGGGGCGGGCAGATTAAAAGAATGTCCTCTGGTGGCAAAACAAGTTCTGCTTCTAAGCGTGCTGATGGCTGCGCCGTTCGGGGCAAAACCAAAGGAAGAATGCTATGAAAAAGCGATATGCAGACGGTGGTGAGGTAGCTGCCCAGCAGCCCACCTATCCTTTCTATGGCAACCAGCCGGTAGCGTCTACGACACAGCCTGAGTCTGGTGTTAATCAAACATTCAACATTCAGCCTGCTCCAGCAGCTGCCCAGCCTACCCAGATGAAGAAGGGTGGAAAGGTATCGTCTGCCTCTAAGCGTGCGGACGGGTGCGCTACTAAAGGCAAGACACGCGGGAGAATGGTGTGAAACCGCAGGCTAAGGTTGGCCGCGTGATGCGCGAGTTCAAGAAGGGCGAGTTGAAGTCTTCGTCCGGTCAGAAGGTAACAAACCCTAAGCAGGCCATTGCAATTGGCCTATCCGAAGCCGGTATATCCAAGAAAGCAAAAGGTGGCGAGATGAAAGAGTCAAAAGCAATGATGAAGAAGGAAGTGTCGTTCATGAAGAAGAAGGGCGCTCCTAAGTCCATGCTGAAACATGAGATGGCTGAAATGAAGGGCATGAAGAAGGGCGGCAACGTCAAGAAGATGGGTATGGGCGGCAGTGCTGTACCTTATGGGCCTCCTTCTGGAGCAAAAGAATCATTAATGGCAGGAAGCAAATCAGGTCAACTTCCTCCGCCTTCCCAGCCTCGCGTAGGTCCTAGCAATCCAGGCCCTATGCCAAGACCAGTATCAAGACCACCAACTCCGATGCCCCCCAACCCTGTGTCAAGACCTCTTCCCGGACCTCGCGGCACCGGTCCGACTGATGGTGGTCCGATGGGACCTCGTGGCCCTAAAGGTACCGGGCCGCGCACTCCAATCAAACAGGTTCTTAATAAGCCCGGTAGCATGATGAAAAAAGGCGGCAGCGTTAAGAAGATGGCTGCTGGTGGTTTGGCTGCTGGTCACAAATCGGCTGATGGCGTTGCTCGCAAAGGCAAGACTAAAGCAGAGCAGGTCAAAATGGCAGGCGGCGGCAAGACGAAGAAGTATTGCTGATAGAGGCTAGATATGATGCCATCACGCGGGATGGGTGCCGTACGCCCAGCAGTCATTAGGAAGATCAAGAAACGGGACGGAAACGAACCGGTGACCGTCTACAAGAAGGGTGGCGAGGTGTGGGATCAGCCTCGCCCCAAAGGTCTTGGCAAGCCTAAGAAGCTGAGTTCCGCGAAGAAGGCCAGTGCTAAAGCAATGGCTAAGGCTGCTGGTAGGCCTTATCCAAATTTAGTGGACAACATGCGAGCAGCAAAAAATGGCTGAAACAACCACCACTACTAGCTTTAACCCGACTCTCAACGATCTTATAGAAGAAAGTTTTGAGAGATGCGGGCTTGAGCTGCGTAGTGGCTATGATTTTCGTACTGCTCGCCGCAGCCTGAACTTCTTGCTGACGGAGTGGGCAAACCGTGGCATCAATCTGTGGACGATTGAGCAGGGTCAAATCACGCTGGTACAAGGGACAACTACCTATGATCTACCTGTCGATACCGTTGATCTTCTTGAGCACGTTATTCGTACTTTCCCTGGCTCTGTTGCCAACCAGACTGATATCAACATTAACCGGATCTCGGTATCCACTTACTCCACAATCCCAAACAAGCTGACGCAGGGACGCCCGATTCAGGTGTGGGTGAACCGCCAGTCGGGGCAGACTACGGATGGCCAAATCCAGTACCCACAGATTAACGTCTGGCCTTCTCCGGATCAGGGGACGTTGGAGTCTCCGTATTACTACTTTGTGTACTGGCGGCTGCGCAGGATGTATGACGCTGGCAACGGTGCGAACGTGGAAGATATTCCATTTCGCTTTCAGAATGCGCTGGTGGCGGGGCTGGCGTACATGCTATCAGTCAAGCTGCCGGATGCGTTGCAGCGCGTACCAATGTTGAAACAGCAGTATGACGAGGCTTGGGAGATGGCCGCGGGTGAGGATCGTGAGAAGGCGCCGGATCGTTTGGTGCCACGGATGATTACTTACAGGTGATGTATGCCAAGTAAGTACGCATCCGGTAAAAAGTCGATTGCGGAATGTGACCGCTGCGGCTTTAGATACTTGCTGAAAGAGCTTAAAACTCTGACAATCAAGACGAAGAACGTCAAGATTAAGGTGTGTCAGAGCTGCTGGGAACCTGACCAGCCGCAGTTAAGTCTTGGTATGTACCCGGTTTCGGACCCGCAAGCTGTACGGGAACCTCGGCCAGATGTCAGTTACATTCAGTCGGGATATACAGGCATACAGACGAAGTTTAATACTGGACCTGCGGAAGATGAGACAGGGTATCCAGGCGGCGGTAGCAGGATTATTCAGTGGGGCTGGTATCCGGTAGGCGGATCTAGGGCTAACGATGCTGGACTGACGCCGAACAATTTGGCGGTGCCGGGGGTAGTAAATAGCGTAACCGTATTAACAACGTAGGAGTTCAGAATGGATACTAGCAAGATGAAGTCTATCGCTTCCAAGGCGGTCAAGAGCCACGAGAAGCGTATGCACAACATGGCAAAAGGTGGCGTTACAGGCGAAGCCATGAAAAAATACGGGCGCAACATGGCACGTGCTATGAATCAGCGTGGCAACTCGAGAGGTAAATAATGGCTAAGTTCTCGATGAAAAAGCAGGGGAAGGAAGTTGGCCCTGCATCGACGTATGCCCAGCCGCACACGATGGAAGGCGGCAAGACCAGCATTGATACGTACAGCAAGTACACGCCTGGTGCGAACGTGCTGAATGAGATCAATCCGTCGGTCGGCGGTATCAGCAAAGGCAACTACAAGCCAGTCAACCCATACGGTGTTGGTGAGATGCGTGGTTACGGTGCTGCTACTAAGGGTCGTAAGATCAGCGGGAAGATGGGCTGACATGACTTACACAGAGTTAAAAGCCGCTATTCAGGCGTATACCGAGAATTACGACTCAGATTTTGAGACGTACATAGACACGTTTATCCGTCAAACGGAGACGCGGGTATATAACTCTGTGCAAATCCCTGCGCTGCGCCGGAACGTTACTGGCCTGCTGACAGCGGAGAATAAGTATCTATCTGCCCCATCAGACTTTCTGGCGGTGTACTCAATGGCGGTCGAGGATCAGGACGGCCAGTACCACTATCTGTTAGATAAAGATGTGAACTTTATCCGTGAGGCGTATCCCACGCCGACAGATCTTGGGCTGCCGCTGTACTACGCGATCTTTGGCCCGACGGTGGTGAGCGGCACGATTACGAATGAGCTGACGTTCATTCTGGGTCCGACGCCGAATCAGGCGTACAACGTTGAGATGCACTACTACTATTACCCAGAGTCGATTGTGACTGCG